TTCGCGCCATCTCTAGCAGGTTGACCAAGTCCGCATCTCGCACGTCGTCTTTGCCAATGGCGCGAACGAATTTGGCATAGGCTTCCCAGGCGTCAGGGTCGCGTTGCCAGGGCGCAGAACGGCCAAATGCCTGGTAGTGGCTGGCTAAATGTGCAAGTGCTGCATCAGCATCGTCGGAGGCAACAACGATGAGCGGCAGCTTCGATGCAGCACTTGCGACGCCGCGCCATGACACACTGCCGTCATGGCTGTTATGGTGTGGGAGCAGGAGGTCATCGTAGGAGCGGGGCGGCATGTGCTTAGCCACAGCGAAATGGCCAGCAATGCGCTTTGTCTCGCGCGTAGAGAGGGTGTGGAACGGGGTGTCTGCGCCTGCGAAGTCTGCAAGTTGCGGGGATTTCCATTCGGCGGACATCGGGGCCGTGCGAGCGGATACGTCGCCTGGAACGTGTAGCGTGCGATGCGCCTCATTGACTGGCTCAGTAGAAGCCTCAGCCTCAAGTCTCTTGATATGATCATTAATGTCTGCTCTAATGTCAGACATGTCAGCAACAAGAGTTAGGGAGACTTCTGAGGAACCTGTTGAGGCTAGCCCAGGATTACCAAGCGAATATGTTTTGTGATCAGCCGCGGCCTTATGTGCGGCCTCTACCTTGCTCTTGGGTACCCAGATACCCGCCTCGCCGTGCCATTCGTCTAGCACGCGCTCACACCACGCCACATAGGGCGCAATCGTGTCCGCACCGAGTGCAGACCGGGCCTCGACTAGGGCTTCGGGGTTAGATGGGACGGAGACTACGGAGTGTTCGAGCAAGAGTTGCGAAGTGAAGTCAACGCCGTTGCGCTCGTTGTTGATGACATACGTGCGCGGGGCGAATCCGACAGAGACCGCGTTGAGGAAACCGCCTTTGACGAGTTGGTAGATGGTGTCAGCGAATGGATAGACGTCTCGTGTGGCAAACTCGTCAATGGAGCTGAGACGATTCGGGGCTTGGTGGAGTTCTACGGACTTGCCAATAGACGGCTCGCCGTAGATATGGCCCCAGAGCACGACAGGACACTGCCGGTACTCGGTAATATCCCAGCCCTGTTGGTCAATTGTATCTCTGTCGCGGTCTACGGATGGGGTAGAGAGCGTAAACTGAATGCGCCGGGTTTCCTCCGCAAACGTCTTCGAGGTCGCACCGGCAAAAGATTTGCGGAGCAATAGATCATCAGGGCTAGATTCGCCCTGAATCGCCTTTTGCTTCCATTCATCGAGGGGGATATAACGAAATCGGTTGGACATAGCAATACCCTGTGATAGAGTATCGCGCCGTCTCAACCGAACCAAGCGCGGGGGATATTAGATTATTCTGCTATAAATATATATAAAGGCTAAGCGTTTGTCCACAAATAGGATAAATATCCATGTGAATCATCTCGGCATTGGATATTGGCACAATGCCGAGAGCTAATGGCGAGTGCTATTTTGGCTACAGTGCTTCCTCATATCCCTGTTGTGTCAAGACGTATCCCGCGCCTGTGCGCTTGATATAGCCTCTGGTTTCCCACCGTCTCAACGTCGAATCACTCGGCATTACGCCTCTGAGTAAATCACCGGAGCGATGCTGCCCATAGATGCGGTCAGATTTTTGGCCTAATGCAGCTCTGAGTTTTTTCGACGTAGTTGGATGAACATTATGATGCAAGGCCATCGTTATTACTCCTCATCTGTGCCAATAATTTCTAAGTCGAGAACTCTTCTAATCTCATCTCTAGTCATCGCGTTATCAAAGTCTTGCCTCTCATACTCCTCGATTGCATTCATGATGGCATCCTCTTCTGTCTCTCCCTCTCCCATCATACACAACCCTAGCCAGACTCTGTATGTCTCAGTCATATACGTTTTACCCTTCGTGCTCAACAACAAAAACCCAATTCCGTTCAACTCCATCTATTTTCTGCATAATCAACATTCTGTCATCGTCAAAAACGATGAATGGATTTAGTAAATCAGATTCGAGTCTGTCAGATGTTGCTTGTGTCGTAAAAGCAAACGTTTTGACCCATCCACATAGCACTATCTCTGCTTGTTGTGCACATACTTTCCATAGAACGGAAATATCATGGTCTTTTATATTTTCTCCATCATGGCCTTGGCACATAGATTTTTGACAGCCATCAAATTCAACTACTTTATATATTTTACGACCTAGCAAATTCAGGGCAACATCTGCAACTTGTTCTACATTAAGAGAAGTAAGCGTTCCAGCCCAACGTCGGTTAATCTTTCTCATATCTGTTGTCTCTTCGTTATTCTAATTACTAAGCTGCTTGCAACTGTGATTCGCGCATCTGAGCGTACACTTCGCGCAGAGCTAAGGCAAAGGCTGCCCGATAAGAGTCACAAGCATCTCGAATTTCTTTGGCGATCTGATGAGCGCGGTGAAACATATCAGCTTTGCTTGCCACAGGGAACAAAAACATCTGAGATGCGTGGGATTTAGAAGCTACCTGAGTCGTCTGTGGTTTGACGCGGATGAGTACTTGTGTTTCCGTGCGGTGCGTCCCTGTTACGTGCTGAATAGTTGCTTTACTATGATAGTTGAGCCAAGACTCAGCGTTCTTAATAGCTGAGTCAGAATCCACATCCCAGAATGAATCCACAAAATTTTTGCCGTCCCAAATGCAGACTAAGTAAGGCGCAGTCAGTTGCGTCGCTTGTGGGTCTGCGTCCGTGGACGCGTATTCAGCTACCAGAGTCAGAACACCATACTGAGAAGTCCGACGGTAAATTTCAGATCGAATCCCAGAAGCAGCGATAGTCTTAGCCCAAGCGCGCGCTTTCTTAAGAGTCGAAGTCTGGCCATAATCAATACCCCAAGAAGGAGCGCCTTTGGGATACGTGGTCACCAAGTAGAATGCCTTACTCATGTCTATCACCCTTCAGTTAGTTCTTGTTGCTGTTCTCATCCTCTAATCATTAATATACTACGAGTGGTGACATATGTCAACGCTTTGGGTGGTGAAAAATGTCATTGCGCCAATTTTTTTATTCGGCTATATTACACTATATATAATAATATTAAAGGAGGTAATATGGAATCATTCGGTGACAGATTGCGTCGGTTGAGGGAATCCAAGGGGCTGAGCGGGCGGGGACTGGAGGCATCAGCGGGCATATCTAAGGGCATCGTTCAGCGGCTAGAGGCTCATAGTAGAGACTACCCCTCGGTGCCTACGGCTAAACGGTTAGCTCGCATCCTCGGGGTGACGTTGGACTATCTCTGCGGCATGGACCAGGAGTGGGACGAGGCAGGCCACGCAGAGCCTACCTCGAAGCGTGGCGCGTAGACAATGCGACGTGGGTGGATGACGTCTTGGCGCACACCCACTCGCTCATTTCTATTTTAGATCGTGACTCGTTGAAATAGATGACGAACCGCCCCACGGGCCTTCGCTCTAGCTCGCCATCGCAGTGTGAGAGCAACAGCATAATGTCGAGCATGCGGGGCGACAGGGGTATCTCTTTGCCATCGTAGAAGACTTGCAGCATATTGCACTCGTCAGGCTGTTAGGTATTGGTCGATGTGGCTAGTAGTCTGCAAACACTCGTGCATAGACTTATCTTCTGGATGTTCTATAAACCAAATATCGGCTAGGTCATCATAATTTCTATTCTGCTCATGAGTAAATGTGTAGCCTTGGTACATATAATATATCACTGCTTCTTTTTCTAGCCACCAATGCTCACGGTAAAAATCATCTTGAGTCACGATTGCCTCCTAATCGCATAATCTCAACTCCGCGCTGTATCGTCTCATTGAACGGGCTAGCCAATCGCGCCCTGATCAAGTCGCCTTCCTGCTTCTGTAGCCGCTTCAGGCTCAATCGCAACCCCGCAATCTCTTTCTCGTCTTCTACGCTGAGATTGTCGCGTCGCTGCAAATCGGCGACGCGTTCATATATCCGGTCAATGCGCTGATTAATGGCCTGAATGGCTTCTTGGGCCACGGTTGCCTCCTAGTCATACTTGATACTCTCTCCGCACCGGCACAGCACATGCAGTGGTGCGCCCTCCATCGGTCCGTCAGGCGTCTGGAATTTCTCGCCCCACGGAACCCCGTCGGCATTCATCGCCGCTGTCTCCTCGCAGAACGCCTCTAGCCGCTCGTCGGGCGTAACCACCAGAAAGCGACGCGCTCTATTCTTATCAATCGACCCAGAATCAACCGCCTGCGTCCACAGCATCCGCTGGCCCTCGTTCGCTGCGGTATACATCTCGTGTCGCGCAATCGTCTCAGCCCGCCGATAGAGCAGCGAGTCCGCATAGGTCTGCGCCCGTCGCTCGATCTCGCCATCCGGCCTACCATTCTCGGCCAGCTTAGCACGGAACTTCTCGACCTGTAGCCGTTGCTGTGGCAGGAGGCCGATGTGTGCCTGCACTTGCGCCGCAATCTCGCTCGCATCGAGGCTCTGCGCGATCCCATCTGCGATGATCTCGCGTACTGTAGCGCGGCTAGATTCGCTGATGTGCGTCACTAGCGCGGCGGCATTGCGTCTTGCGTAGTCAGCCAGGAACGCGATGGTTTCGTCGAACGAGAGCGGTGAGCCAACACGGTCGCTGAGTTCCCTCGCTGCGCCCTGCCCGCCATCACGCATGGCATTGGCGATTGCTGCGCCCAGGATGGCCCCTAGCGCCGCCTCTAGCGCACCCCAGGGGACCGCATCCCCTGCCGCTGCCTGCTGTGCTGAACGTAGGGCAATCTCTAGGCGTTGCATGTCGATACCGCGTTTCGCATCATCGAATGCGGCGAGTAGCTCACGTCTCAGCCCTGGCTCAAGACGGTCAGATACCCGGTGCACCATGAGGTAAAACTCATCGGGGTCAATCGCGTCAACATGACGTACTTTAGATACGATTTGCTTAGCCGTGGATTGCCTCTCTACCGGGTCATCTTCGATAGCGGGATCATTCTGCGGGTCGGCTTGGGGTTGTTGCGGGCCATTGCCGCCCTGGCCATTGCCGTTACCACTCGCATCGCCACCGTTGCCATCCATGCCAGGCACATTGGTAGGCGCCGGCTCCTCGTATTCCAGGTCTGTCAGGCTATCGACATAGACCAGCCCACTCTGCACCACGTAGCCCGTGGCCTTCGGGTCTGCGTCATAGCCCTGAAGTTCTCGCCATTCGTTGACACTGAGCGCCCACGGGGCCGCTTGCGCTGCGGCTAGCTTCTCTTCTTTATCCTCAGGGATAGGCGAATCGTAATCGATAACCAGGCGTGCGTCATACTGAGGCATGAGACGGTATTGGAGCACCTCACGGAGATGCTCAAGTCTCGGGATGACGTTATTAGTGGCGAACAGAGTCTTGGACGCGATGATGGTGGCCTTGTTGCTGGCGTCTAGAATACCGAGTTGCTCAGGGGGGATACCGAGCACTTGGACAACCCGGTCACGTAGGCTGTCGCGGAGCTCAACAAATTGCTGGCTCTCAAAGCTGGTAGCGAGTTGATGAACCTCAAGCGAGCGCGTGCTAAACCACATTTTGAATGCCCGCATATATCCTTGCAGTTCATTTATCCACTTCTGCTTGAGACGGGTAAGATCATCGGCATTCGCTGGGCTATCAGTAGTCGGTGAGATAATCGTAGGAGATAACGCACCATTGAGGTAGTATGATTTGAGATACTTGCTGCTATACTCGTCTGCGTCAAACTCATCGCCTAGCGACTTAACGATGCCGCTACCGCGGGCGAATGGGTTGAGCGGGTCGGGCGATACAAAGCGCAACACCTCCGTCTCAGGGATCACCCCTTGCCAGCCCTGGAAGCTGACTTCGTAACCCGGTTGCCCTGTATGCGGAATGGACACAATCCACGTTGGCGGAATGGGAACGGCAGATACAGGGATGTTACCTGTCCCACGTTCTAGGAGCCAGTACGCCTCGCCGAGAATGTCCAGGTAAATCTGAGTCAGCTTACGCAACGTGCTGCCCATGAAATAGGCACTAGGCGCATGTAGCAGGGTAAGTACGGGATGCTCTTGTATCTCAACCAATTGACCCCGTATACGCATCGTGTCCAGAGATTTGCAACGCGACTCGAATCCTGTACTGAGCATATCGCGTGGAGGAGCAACGAACTTAGGCCGATAAGGTCCAGGCCGACGCCCACGAGGGGCCTGCACGGCATAGACACGCCACGGGACAGCCGCGACGTTGCTGGCAATCATGTCTGTGGTGGCGCGTAGCCATGGGATATTGCTGTACCCTTTAAGGAATTCAGTGGCACCACGGGGCGGAGAGGTACGGTTCGACAGGCCGGGCACGACAGCGCCGAAATTAGAGGCGGATAGGTCTGCGGCACGAGTTTGCACCGCATCAGGCTCAGTGCTCATAAAGGCAGTAAAGGCGGATTGGAGTCTAGTGAGGAGCGGCATTAGAGTATGTCCCACTGGAGAGCCTGGCGAACAGGCGCAAATGTCAACCCAAGTCCATCGGCTAAGTCCGGCGAACCCGCCTCAAGTTCATTGTCTTTTAGCCGACCCTTCATTGCTTTCTTGCTCTCGATGACGAGCCGCCCGTTGCTATCAATACCAGCCAATTTGATACTAGATAGCTCGCCGCTTAGCGTATCCATATGATCGGGTGGGCCTGCAAATATCGGCTCTTCATCTCGGAGCCATTGCATCATCTGAATCCAGAGATAATCGCGCAATGATTGACCCACAGCATCAGCCTTCTGATCTACCCAATCAGGCACAGACTCTGTTACATTCACAGCGTAAACTTCAGCATGGAGCTGGTCCTGTGGCGGGATTAACCCTAGCTTGCTCTGTGCACGTATCTCTTTCAGCCTGTCGTAGACGCCAGCCCCAAGCCCCACCACATCAACGAATATCTCATCTACGTCCCAAGCGCGTGCGTGGATAATAGCCTTGCCGACTGTGATCATTGTCTCTTGCTTAGCATCAACTTCGGCATGAGAGACGAGTCTCCCGTGACGGCAGACATACGTGATGCGGTCGTCGCCAAACCTAGCCACGTCAATCCCCATACGGCGTTTGCCACGAGGCTTATAGTCGCCAATCTCGCGGTGTAAGGCTAGCTCAACATACTCAATCGAAATAAAGCTGTCGTCGTCGGCATTGGGAAACTCGCCGTCAGCACGAACACGAACGATATTAGACGACTCGCCGTACTTGCGGACTAACCCATCACGGTAGCCGGGCGCACTGAGCGGCGAATCCTGAGACCTAAAATGCAGTGCTGTATATTCTGCTCGGTGCTCTTTATGACTCGCGGCGAAAAACCCACGGTTGCGCGTCGGGTTGCCGATCATCAGAACGCGAGAGTTAGGCGATGCTAGCGCACCTTCTGCCGCCTCATAGATCGTGTCAGGGATACCCGAGCTTTCGTCGAGGATAAACAGCAACTCAGCCGTAAACTCACTCTCATCACCTACTAGGGCATCACCTGATTCACTAACTTCAACCTCAGACGCATGAAGGCCTTGCAACGCTTCAGGGTTCTCTTTTCGTGCTGTACGAGCAACCGCATACCATTCTCTCGGTGCGCCCAAATCGTAGAGACGATCATGCGTCAACTCAAACATGTTGGTGACCCACAATCGCTCGTGGTCGCCTCTCTGTCGTGATAGATCACGTGATCGACGACGCCACTTAGCCAGTTCACCCCAGAGAATGTCATGGAGCTGATGCCCTGACGGCGCTGTACACGCACACCGAGAGAAATCTCGCGTCTCGATGTGCCAGAGGATGATACCCGCTGCAATCGCATCTTTCCCGATGTTATGGCCAGAGCGGACGCTGACTTTTGCACCTGGAGGCGTGATAGCATCGAGTATCTGTCGTTGCTGCCATGTTGGGTTGAGACCGAGACGTTGCCGACAATACCGCTCAGGGTCGCCATGCCACAAGCGACGAAGCGTCTTGTACGCTTCGTATTGCTCGGCAAAGCCAGCTGGATAAGCCTCGCTAGTCTTTTTCGTCTTTTTGCTTGCTGCGGTCATAATCCAATAGCCCGGCCAACCCCTGGCCTGATACAGTCATATCAACCTCGGAACGCTCGACATAGCCTCGGTCGCGGCCTATCGTTTTGAGCGTGAGCGAGACAGCCCACCCCTCTCCGCGCATGACCGCGTTATACAGGGCTAATTCTGCAACATCGATAAACTTCCCACGCTCGGCTTTAAGCGCATCAGCCACGATAGGGTATCTATCTCGGTAATCGTAAATCATCTGCGCTGAACAGCCTAACCGCTCAGCAGCATGATAAACGCCGCCCTTCATCTCTATCAATGCCTGAGCGACTTGCTCTGGCTGAAATTTTGGTTTGCTGCCAGCCATAAATAACTCTCATGCGCGCATAGATAACAAAATGATAAATACGAAACCAGCAATCTCACTCGACCTGACCTTGCGCAAAGTCAGATTTTTTATTCTGCGCTGACTCAGAGAGCGACTCAACGAGAAGATTTTTCACAGCTTGGCTCTTGATCTCAGGCTTAGCTTGGACGAGATGCATCCCGAATTCATTTTTTGAATTCTCTAGTGACGCCCAATCGATATCTTTTCGCCTAATGAGAGGCGTGTCAAAGTGACCCCAAGTATACCGAATAACATGTTGCGGACGCTTGAACCTACGCTTCGTCTCAACGACATACGGCCACTCTCTCTCAAGGCTACGTGCCATTCTGAGCCTACCGTCACCTTGATATAGTTCTGTCATATTGCCTCCTTTCATCGTCATCGTCGTCATTTTGTCTATGAGAAAGATATTCGTTAGTATTGTACATAATCCCATAGATAAGACTTGAAGACACAAATCTGTATCTTCGTTGTATCGCCCTCTCCATCTTACACTCATATTATTTAATATCAATAAACATGAATAGACGTGGACATTTAAAGTAAATGCGTTAATGCTAGTTTTATCTTTTGCGAAAAACGTATAATTCATTCCCGCTATGCCAATATTCTCATATCGATCTACAAACTCTTCTATAGCTGAGAATGCAGGCCCTGATGCACATTCTATTCTCCTTGTTTTGTATCTTCTCCGAATCCTCCTAATGTTGTCATCTAGAATCCAATGCCTATCATGTCCTGAATCTTTTGAATGCTCCCAAATCCAATTTCTAGCAGGTATTGAACCCAATCCTAAGTTACTAAATGGCAATGTCAAGATATGATGTTTAGATATAGATTTTCTATACAAATGCTCTTCTTGCGGCTCTACTACAATGTAGAACGGCACATTGTCTTTTTCTAAAAAATTAGCAGTCAGAGGTTTCTCATACCTCCCTTTCGATACTATATAAATAGGATATTTAGTCATTTTTTACTCATTGAATCTTAAAGAAGCTATATCTTCTCTTTCAGTATAAGGCCACCTCGTACTCCAGGTCTTAGAAGATTTGTAATCTATTATAATGCCATTTTCTTCTACAAATCTTTCTCTGTCTGACTCATTATTAAAATTCATGATTATTTTGAAGTATTCTTCGCCTGTATCATAGTCTGGCATCCCCATCCACTCAGCCGCTTCATTCTTATCTCTAATTTCACTCTCTGGCCTAGTCACCATAAGTAGTGCACTCAATTGCTCTTCATTGAATCCAGAGCCAATAAGCCCATCAGCATCATTGCCGAGAATAGATTTAAGCATCTCAGTCAATTTTCTATCATCTACTATCGCATAATGAGAAATTTCATTATCACTAACAAGAACTTTTAGAGCGCGAGTATCTAGCGAATCGATGTCGAGTATAATAGCCGGAACATATTTTTTACCCATTTTCTTAGATGCCTCAACAACACCGTGCCCAGCTAGTATCGTATAGTCTCTAGAGACAATCACATTTCTATAATATCCGTTTTTCTTTATGCTATGTATGATATGATCAATTTGGTCATCAGGATGCTCTTTATAATTATTAGGATGCTTCTTCAAGTCTGAAATTTTCAATCGTGCTACCATGAATGGGTCTACAGAAGAAAAATAAACTTGGTCTAAAGTTTCTCGAATGTAACTACTATTTGTTGAGAAATCTTTTAGTAATTTTTCTAATTGATCCGAGCTAGATTCTGCTAAAGCCGTAATAGGGTCAAGAGACAATAGAATCAGCTTTTCTTCTTCTTCGCTCAACTCCACATAGACGACAGGGACTTCTTTGGCTTTTTGCTCTAATGCAAGCGCCACACGGAGATGGCCATCAATGAGATGGTTGGTTGTCTTGTTCACCACGACTTGCTGTACCCACCCTACATCGCGGAGGACATCGTTGAGTACAGCTTTCTGCGTCTCGGGGTGAACGCGCCAATTGAGCGGGTGCGTCATCTTGCTCAGGTCTTTAGGCGATTCTGCGCCATGCCCTACAATGCGGTTCGTATATGATGAGTCGGCCATCTACTTCCCTGTCCCTGGACTGCTTGACATACCACCTGATGCCTTACTCACTAGCACCGTTGACGTGTTGCTATATACATATTCACCACCGCTTGTGCGGCCTCTTGCCTGCCACCGGTGTGGGCCATTCGATACAAACTCGGTATTCCATTCGATTGCATACGGCGGGTCGATATCCTCATCACCGTAATCCGCATCATCCATCAGAAATGTCACTCCGACAATATCGCCGGTAGCTGTGACCGTGATAGGTATATCCTCAACATCATTAAACATCGCACCGTCATGAGGGGCATCGAGTGCAACCGATGGCTGCGAAACTACAACTGGCATCGCTGAGACTTCAGACGAGTTCGTACTCTCAGCACCGTTATCAGATGATATAACATAATAGTATGTTATATCATTTGATACATCATAATCATTATATAATGTCCCGCCAACTCTAGCAATCTCAGTGTATGGGCCGCCCTGGATCGTGCCCCGCTTGACATGATAACTCGTCGAGTCGCCTACTTCTGACCATCCAATCGTAATCACGCCGCCACTTGCCGATGCGGTGACGGTTTGAGGTGCTACGGGCAGGTTCGACTGGATCTCTGGCATCGCGCTAACTTGAGAAGAAACAACACTTTCTGCGCCATTGCGTACAGTGATGATGACGTAGTAATAGGTCGTGCCGTTGGTGACAGAGCTATTGGTATACTGGTTGATCGAGGGCTGTGCAATCTCGGTGTAAGGGCCACCCGAGACGGTACCGCGCTTGACACGGTAAAATGTTGCGCCTGCGACGCTGTCCCACGACAGAGCGACCTGGCCGTTACCTGCCATAGCGACAACATTACTAGGAGCGGGAGGTATCGTCGGCGGGTCACAGGTCGTCGTCACGCTAGTTCCATAGGTCGAGCCGATGCGATCCGTACTACATGCGCTGAGATGAAGCGCGCCTATCGTCGTGCCGTCGGTAGCCAGAATGCGGGCATTAGAGAGCGTGTCAGGCGTGAGGTCACCACCTGAGTAGAAACGCGGTCGCCAATCCTCATTGAGTGACCCCGCATCACAGTTGCACAGAGCGCGCCAGGCATCGAGCGTAGAAAAGTCGGCATCGCTCGCTTGCCCCGATTTGTTCCACGCGCCCACGCGATTGGTTGGCGTGACAGACGGGCCGACCCAGTAGATGTTACGGTCTACGCCTGTCGCATCGCCAAATGTACTGCGCGTGTGCACCGCGCCATTGCCGTTGTTGACGCTATTGCCGACCATGCAGAGGTTGTACTGAGCGGTGAGCGGCGTGCCCTGGTGGAGTAGCATGCATGTGGCGACATCAACGATGGTGTTATGTGTAAAGCTACCGGCGTTGCCTGATGTCTCAAGGCGATAACCAAGCGGCCAGCCATTGATGACGTTGTAGCGGTAGGTGTTGCCATAGGCGCGAGAGCCGTTATAGATGGCGGCACGGTCTATTTCGTCGGAGTTACCGAGCACAGTGAATTCATAGCCGACTGCATCGACGATAGGCTTATTGCTGATGTAGTTGTATTCAGCAATATTACTCTCTGCGCCGTTTTCGATGTAAATACCATGATTTGACATGCCGCTCAGCGTGCCAAGCGCCGAGCAGGTTTGCGCGTCGAGCGACTCGATGGCGTTTTGCCGAATGGTGATGCCGGTTGACTCGCCTGAGACGTGGATACCTGTCACGGTCGCCTTGCCATCGCTGCCTACCGCACATATGCCGTTCTGAATGCCGTTGTTCTCAATCGTGCCGTCCTTGATACCCGCAACGCGAATGCCCTCTACGATATAGCCGTAGATCGTATTGTCCTTGATGACGACATTACGAATCCATTTTTCATCAGGGCAGGTATTCTGCCCGCTATCGCACTGATTCGCGGTGTTATCGATGTTGATGACGCGCGATTTCTCATAGCTCACGGGGCCGCTCGATGTGCCCCAATTTGTGAACGTGTTGCCCTGAATGGTGATGTTTCGGCTATTGGTCGCAGACGTCGTATTGATCATCGAGAGCGCGAAATGGCTTGTGGTTTTGCCCGTACAAGCGAATGTCAGCCCCTGGATGGTGACGTTGTTATTGTTCGCGAGATTGATTGACCCCTGAAAATTCCCCAGGTTGCCGTTGCATAGGATGGGCACATGACCCGGAGACGGTTCAATCACAATGGGATTGCCGTCGCATCCCGATTTCGTGAGAGTCGCTTGCCCGGAATACTCACCCGTCGAGGACATGATACGGATATGGTCACCACATCCTAACGTGCTGAGGTTAAATGCGTTTTGGATGCTGCAAAACGGCGAGGATGCAGAGCCGAGGCCGGGGCAGGCGTTGTCTCGGTCCACATAAATATCAGAGGCACGCGCCAGTCCGGTGCAGGCTAGCATCACGATACAGAGGGTGATATAGGCATATCGTTGCATCGCTGTGCCTCTAGTTGGGGATATGGTTCCAGATAAATTGACTGGTAGTCGCAGTCGGTGATATGACCGGCGTGCCCCACCCCGCGATAATGACCTTGTTTACTGTCGGTGCAACGGTCGTATAGTTCACTCTAAAGCCATCGTCTGTGTAGGCGTTAAGCGTCCCGCTGACGATGACAGTCCCGCTATCGTTGAGTATCTCGTAGAAGCGATCCGCCACACGCGACCGCGTAACGGTAGGGGATACATCGTCTTTTTCAAGGAATGATGCGGTGGTATTCGTCCCGGAGGCATCGCTGAACATCAGGCTATACGCACCCGCATTGCTATTGTCGATCACGTTCGCCGTGGTCATCGATGCGCCAATGCCCCGGATGGCTAGGGGCTTAAAGCTGAACCCGCCATGATTGGAAAGACCTGTCGTCGTTGGCGTATCAATGATTTGTATCTCAGGGGTGGATGTCGGTGCCATGTCAAAGGCGAGGAAATAGAGCGAGTGGTCCTGGCTCACGACATTAGACCGCACAGAGAACCCCTGCGAGGTAAACGACTCGACTGAGGCTCTCAGGATATAGCTATAACACCCCGATGTCGGCACGGTCCAGGCATTACTAGTATCGATAACCCCATAGATGTCTGTGGGGTTAGAGGCCAGCGTAGACCTGACGCCATAGGCTGATTGTGTAACGTTGGCTCCGTCATTCGCTGCGAACCCGAGCGATTGCCGGTAGTTCGTTTGTGACAGTGGCCCCAGCGTGCTTTGCAGCGATGCGCTCGCGGCGATGAGGAAGTTGGCTTCAAAGCCCACGTTGTTGACGAGGGTCGTGCCGCCGGTCGTCGTATTCATGATCAAGCCACCAGCGAATGTAGCTTTGATGTCAGTGCCGCCATAGAAATCGACGATCATTTGATACGGCGCGGCTGCGGCTTGCGACCAACTAAGCTCAATGCCGTCTGTCACGTATCTCGACACAGCCGCAATGCCCTGCGTCGTAGCATCAACGGCGGCATTCTCCATGCGGATGATGGCATTGTCGCCAGAGGCGCGGCGTGTAGCAACAGTGGCACTGGCGTCTTTGCTCGCTGCCCCGATGTACCACTGGTGCCCCTGGTTGTCAGCACATCCATACGATATGCGGAACGGAGCTACTGTAGAATTGGTGGACGTAGCCGACGATACCGTGATACATACGGCTGATGGCGTACCTATACCGGGGATAGTAATCGACTGCGTACCCACCACGGTAGATGCGGATTGCCGTTTATGCTGCACGACCAGAGGCGATGGAGGTGCAACAACGGGCTGTGCCTCAATCGCGCCGATGTCGCATGCGCCGCCGGACGGCTTGGGACGATATCCACCGGTAAAATCCGTGGAGTAGCCCGTAACGCACGTACCCGCGTCACGCGCTGGGCTGAGCGCACCCAGGCCGAAGTTGCCGCTCGAAGGGCTAAGCCAGAGCGGGTTAGCCGTCAGGTTATGGTCTTGCGTAATGCCAGAGCCAGTAATGGCCCCGCTGCTGTTTCCGTACATGATGGTATTAGACACAGTAGTAGACGTGACGCCAGAGCCGACGAATATGCCCCACTGACTATTGTTGCCGATGGAGTTGTAGTAGAGTTGTTGCGTGCTCACGCCTGAATCAACGAGGTTGACACCGGATAATGTATTGGCATAGATGAGATTGTTATAGAAAATGTTGTTCGAGCCCTCGTCGATGAGAATACCATTTTGCCCGTTATTACTAATCCGGTTGCGGAAATAAACGCCGTTGCTGGGTGATGATGTGGCCTCATTGAACAGATAGAGGCCGTTTTGGGTATTGGATTGAATCGTGTTGTCAAAAATCGTGTTATTGACACCACTTACGCCTATACCCGTGCGATTGTGATGGATATAGAGGCTCGATAGTGTATTGTCGCTAGACCCTGCCCGCAGATGAACGCCGCCACCTAGAGCTGCGTTGGCAACCTCAAAATTCTCCAAGATGAGATGGTCTGCTGAACTACCGGTCGTGCCTTCATACCCCTCGGCCACGACATTATCACCCGTTACGTGAGCGCCATCGAACAGCAGATAGCCGCCGCTGCCGCTCACGCGCACATAGATCGAGTTGTCCGTGATCGTCAGAACATGCAACCCCGAGTTGGGGCGCACGATAACATTGGCGTTGTCTGCTACCAGAAGCGAGTAAATACCTGAGTCGGTGGCATCGTTACCAAATTTGCTAGCAATCGTGAGATTTTCGGCATACGTACCAGAATTGATAATGCATTTGTCGCCTGGAGATGCGAGGGCATTGATGCAATGCTGGATCGTAAGGAAAGGGGTTCCCACATCGCCATTATTACTATCGCTACTGCCCGTTTTGGCAACATAAAAGGTGTGGATGGTTGGTCCGCCGCCGCCTCCACCGCCACCACCCCCACCTCCTGTAGAGCCTCGCTCATAGGCACCTGCGTCATACTTGGAGCCGACAGGGCGTGCACCGCCTGTAATATCAGTAGTGATGCCACCGACCTGATTGTAGGCATCAACCGCCGCATTAGTCCCAGACTTGAGGGAAAAGTCGTTGCCTGCTGCGTTGTTGAACATTGCTGATGAGCCTGTGATATTCCCTGATACACAGCTCCCACTTTGGCAGATATTGTTTTGAACAAGGTCCGACAAAGTCGTGTTCTTGTCGCATGCTGCTATACCAGCGCAGCCGTTCGGGTTAGCGAAACCTTCAGAGTTGTTATAGCACGTATTATGGTAAGCGCGCGATGTATCATCATGCAGAGATAGACACCACGAAGTATTTCCAGCTATGACGTTATTATATGCCGTTACGCCCCTGCCAATAGAGAGCGCGTCGCCTCTGACGATGCACCCGTTAGGGTCTGTGCACCCATAACACTTATCGGGGTGCGTGACCTTGCTAGTTAAAATGAGATTGTTGCGGATAATGCCATTCGCTAATCCGCCAGGCCCATTCACCCCATCATCGCGGCCATTAGAGAAAGCTCCTAAATCATCATTCATCGGGTTGTCGTGGATATAATTGCCATCGACAATAAAATCGTGGGCACGTTCCTTGATGTCAATCGCCTCTTTGCGTGTACCCTTAATCTCATTGCGGAGAATCTGGAAATTATAGCTCCCCATCTTTGATTCAGTAGAGTCAGAGATGTAGATACCCTCGCCCGACCCACCATCTGGGCAGTCAGGAACCTCACCACTATCCTGAATCAGATTGTCCGAAATTTCAAAGTCGTGGGGCTCAGCCCCTGAAACTGTCCCGCTATCGTCGCTATTGGCCCTATCAACTTTAATGCCATTCCAGTCATTCTTTTCGATCCAATTCCATCTAAAGATAAAATGGTCAGCCCCATTGCGGAGACGAATGCGGAACAATCTTTTGAAATGAATGTGCTCAACAATGAACCAATCTCGATTGTCCCAGTTTGGGTCTAATTTGCCTTGATATGTGCAGCAAAAATCCCACTGAATAATCGGCATTGCACCGGAACCAAATGACCCAAATATCGTATAGTTGCCAGATGTGCCAGAGGGCATAATAGTGAACTTGGGGTCTGAGTTGGTCCAAACAGACCCGCGCTCAAAGAGCATGCAATCGCCAGGTCCCCACTTAGTCCGCATTTTAGTGAACGTACTACATTTCTGAGATGCGCTATCGCAAGAATTATTATCACTCGCACCCGATAGCGTCGAAAAATACCACTTATCGCCATGGCACTGAGATAAATCCGTATTTTGCCCATTGTCGGCCCAGGCGCTGAATGGTGGAGCAGCATGAGTTTTAATGGCACAAATGCAGAGCGCGAGTATAGCGAGAAAGATAAACTGTGAGATGACGACAATGCGGCGCGGCATTACTGGTCACTCCACGAGTCATGAAGCACCTCGGCCACGGCGCTGATAAGCTGGACATGAGAGGTATCTGCTGTGGTACCCGAGCCCTGCACCGCGCGGACGTAGAGCATGTCCCCCTTAGCGCACGGGCCATTGGGTAGAAACGCGGCAGTTGTGAACTTAAAATGCTGGTTCTGGCTCACGGGAAAGGAGACAAAACTGACTGTGATAGTCGGAGCCGCAGCCCACAGCGAATTGTATACATCGCCTGACCCTCGGCACTGCGCTGCGATATCCCAAACCATTGTCGTCGATGTGAGTGCGATATCCGATTTAGCATGTATCGTAATGGTCATGGGCTGATTGGGCGCAATCGATTGACGGAGCGGCGAATTGAAATGGAAATGTGAATTGATCGACGTTGGGCATGTCACAATGATCGACTCAGGGCCTCCCGAAGCCAGCGCAATCTCAGACCGCGCGCATGCAGAACTCGCGATGTACCATGACCCCGCTGGGAATATATAGGGGTGATACTCACGCGCGCCGAGGAATAGCGTGGTTTGGCCTGTGGAGGTCGTTGTGCGAAGCGGTGCCCCTGCACCGAGAATGTTCCCAACCTGGCCATTAGGTATGTTGAGGTTAAATCCCCCATCTCGACCCCCGGTGATGCTACTAATCGTGCAACCATTCGTCGGATCAAACCAAAATCGGCACTCATTCTCTTCGTTTGGGCCGATAGCAAAATAATTGGCAGAGTCTACCGCAGTTGATATGCGGGGATTGACGAGGAAATTCTCTTCCAACCCTTGAGCCGGTGCACCTCCACTACCCCCACCACTCTCTAATACCCATGCGCTATTGATGCATAGATAGCTCTGCGCCACACCCGCATTGTTGACCTTGCGAGACGTACCCGTCGTGCACGCACCGGTAGGCACAGCGCTATACATCGGCGGGACTTTGCTGGAGCCGTCTGTGTTCCACACGTCGCCGCCCTGAACATTCGCGCCCTGCTTAGGCGGGGTAAACGTCTGAGCGTAAGCCGTATTAGGGAATCGTAGTACGACCGCCAAACTCAATAATATCAGTACCCGTATGCCAGAGCATAAGGCTGGAGAATCGCGTAATTTCAAAATCTCTACCGCCCGCTAGGCGTATATTGCCCGGTGAGTGTTTGACTGTGATGGTGTGGCCCGTCGCGCCTAGGACGACGATCACGTCACCCTGTTGCATGCCCAGAATAGAGGACAAATTGTCAGTTGTGCCAGTCTGTGCCGACAGGATGTAAAACTGCCACGCCACAGACCGGATGGATTTATCTACGTCAGCCGCACTCAAATCACCGGCGCTGATCGTAGATGTCCCACCCGGTTGTATGCCGTCAATGGCGAGCGTCCGCAAATAGACCTGATACCGCGTTACGGTAAACTGGTCATTTTGTAGCGTCACCGATTTGGGCGCGAAATGAGGCATAGATATCTATCTACGGCAGCGAACCCTCGACCACGCGAACGGCCTTAAGCCATTGCCGATGAAAGCCCTCGCCGCCATTGAAAACGAGCTTGAGGTCCAGCAGATCATCTACCCCCACATCTAGCGAGTAGTCGATCTGCCCGTGATAATCGCCATCGCTGCCGATGACGTGGAACAGGTAAACAGGCCACGCCTGGCCCGTCACCTCGGTCGTCGTGCCACGCCGGTACAGCGTCGCCTGAACAGTCGCATCATTGATCGGGTCGCCCGTCGACGCCGAGCGGGCATTGGTGATTTTGAGCAGATGGTCACTGCCGTAAAGATAGGCTTCCATCACAGTATCTCAGTTCAGGTTACGCGCTAATCTGGATAAGGCCCTCAGTATTGACGACGAACGTCACGTTTGTTCCCTGTGCAGTGAACGGCATATTGTCATCAATAAACGCGATGGGATAGGAATCAGAGTCATTTGTAACATGGACATAAATGACATGGCCGGCCATCTGCCGTGTGCCCGCGCCCAACGCTGTATAAGCGATATCCTCGGTGTCTAGCTCAGTGCGATCATTGGCGTTGTCTTGCGTCACGGTCTGCGTAGCAAATGTCGTGCGGGCATAGTTCGCGCCGTTAAACTCGTCCAGAGTCGTGAAGTCAGCAATGAAGTTCACATCTTTTTCGGTGTCAGCGGTCGTATTGGTCATGACGGCAAGTGCGCGAATATCAGCCGTGCTCATATTGAGGGCAGCGGTAGCGAGCTTATTCGTCACTTTGGTATAGGCAAAGTTGGCCATGTCATATCTCCTAAAATAAAAAAGGGCCAGCAACATCCCCATTAGAGGTATTGCTGGCCCAAGGGGTCTACCCTGTCACAAAGGACAAGGCGATCTCGATACCAGAGTTATTTAGTTTTGCACCGACACAAATGTAATAGTCTTACCTCCTGCTACGCATCGGGTTCAATTAGCTCAATGTTAGTAACGAGGACGGTCGGTGTAAATATAATGCTATCGATCAGTACCCCTCCATATTGGGCAGGAGGTGTTAGCCCAATAAACATCGTAGGAGGTATAACCCTGATCCTGGCAAACCCCATCGCAACAATTTCATCTATCGTCATGAATGGCGAGCTGACACCAATCACGGCAGGCGATAGGGGCACCTGCTCGATGAGATTGAGTGCCTGAGTAGGCGCGCCTATGGAGATGTTGACAGGCGTGAGGTAGATGGGCCGATGATACGTCATTTCAGGGACGATAAGAGATATCGTCGCAGGCGACAAGTCTACTGTCTCGGCAATAGAGACAGATGGCGCTGACAGGCTAATCAGTACAGGCGTGAGGAAAAACTCGAATAGTTCCTCGAATGACAGCGGCGGGACAGCCAGAGATATAACGATAGGTGATAGGCCAATTGTGCAGAGGACAGTAGTGGGTGGCGCGATGAGACTGATTGGAACGGGAGACAAATCAATCGTCTCATTGAGCCCAAAATTGCGCGCGTAAACGCCAATAGTTACCGGGTCACACTCGATATATTCGTCAAGGCTCACCATACTAGGAACAGAGAGGGAAACAGAGGCGGGCGCTAGGCTCATAGTCTCAGAAACAGTTACTGTCGGGCTCGTCACACTGATCGGAATAGGAGATATGTCAATCATCTCATAGCGATCTGTGCTCGGGATAGTCAGCGATAGCATGACAGGCGTTAAATGAAACAGGAGTCCGGCCAGCATGCCAAGCGTCGGAATATTGACGGTTATGACCGCGGGGGTGAGATCAATCGCTTCAGACACATGAGTAGTCGGCAAGATCAGGTCAATAGAGACAGGTACGAGATCGATTGTTTCATAGTAGTCTGTTGCAGGCACGCCTAGAGAGATAACCGGGGGTGTTAGGTAAAATACCTCACTAAACGGCATGGCGGGAACAGACAGGGATATCGTAGTCGTATTGAGTGAGATCGTCTCGTTAACATGCGTTGCTGGCGAAGACAGATTGATCCTGACCGGCGTCATCGTAAACGCTTGCAGAGGCCTGAACCCAGGAACGCTGACATATATGGACGCTGGCCCCAGATTCATGGACTCGAAAAATGTCGTCTGCAACGGAGAGACAGAAAGATTAGCGGGGCCAAACCCGAGAGACTCGGAAATGCTCGTAGACGGGGCCGATAACGAGATGACAACTGGGTTCAGTTGGAACACAGAGGATGTGAGCAGCCCAGGGACATTGACAATAATATTGACAGGCGTGAGGGGTATCGCCTCGCTGATGCCTACGGCTGGGCTGTCAACTGTGATTACTGCCGGAGCCATCAGCACTTGTTCAGCTCGCCCAAGCGTCGGGACAGTCAAATTAATGTCTGCGGGGCTTAGCGTGATGGACTCAGAAATGCTCACAGCGGGCGGCGTTAGCGAGATTACAACAGGCGTCAAATTGATGCTGACAGGCTGCTCAGGCTCGTCAAACCCGATGTCCCAGGTTGCAAACGTCTCGCCGTCTACGTCGTCATCGAAGGGGTAAATCGAGTCGCCGCTGAGATTGGTACCATACCCTAACGCGCCGGTATCGGAAAGACTTAGATGGTAGTTTTTATTGCTGACATCGACGAACGTGAAAGTCTGGCTGTGCCTACTATGCGCGCCTGGAGCTGTTGTATCGCCCGAGGAATTGTAGTCGCCATTCGTTCCGGTAACTAGGAATCCACCATTCGTATTGCTAACCCCGATACAGTTATAGCAATACATCGACGACGTATTTGACGCAGCAAACCCATAGTCGCCATTGCTAGCTGAGACGCTGTTGTAGATATAGGCAACATGCCCTGAACTGGCGTGGAACCCGCGCTTCTCATTATTGTGGGCTAGGCAATCTACGAAAACATAAGTCGCGGTGCCCGCACATGAGAACCCGTGGTTTTTTTCCGTCCCAGAATTAACGCAATTATTGGCAATACAACCAATAACCCTATTACCAGTCCCTGCACATCTATAGCCATGGCGCTCGTTTGTCGAGTTATTTGTAAGCTTAACATCCAGGTCTTCAGCAGCGGCATAGCTCTCATTGCCGAGGTTGACAACATCGGAGTCGCCCGTGTAGTAGAGCGCGAATCCGGTGCCATAGACGCCAGTGTGCTTATGGCCTACGGCTGCTCGAATTTTGCGGAAGTGGGTTGCGTCTGTGGTTCCACCGATAGGGAGCCAGCGCTGATTATAGCTTGCTGAATCTGTATACCCCTCAATGGTATACGAGACATTATTGCTAACCATGTTGACATCGGTATCAGACTCGTAGACAGCGAGGTCTGTGTAGTCGCGACCGTGGCCACTCGCGCCAAATGTGTTGACGACCTCATTGACGCCATTTTTACGGGCTGATACCATCACATCATCCTAGATGTAAGTCTGCGTCATTTTGTCAAACACGAGCCCATCGACATCGAACACATGCGCATCGAAGAGGTACAGCCCTGTCTCCGAATCAACATGGAGGAACGGCTGATAGACATCGCTCACGTCATAGAGCCGGTCAAAATCGAGCGGGTGGAGTTCATTGAGCCGCTCAAACGGGATGCAATAGCGGCGCTTGTCGTACCACGTCTCGCCCTCATAGAGCGGCTCCATCAGGGCTTGCATGTCGTAGTCGTCCAGCCCATCGATGCGGAGGTAGAGCAAATGCCCCATCTCGCGGAGACCTACGCCATTCGTTGGCTCACGCACGGTGATGATGTCGCCTGATAGCCCTCGTTCGCCACCCGCGTCACCCGCATAGCTTGGGATGAGCAACCCCGCTTCCCAGACTCTAAATTGTTGATAGGTCTGAGGCATAGGTCACCTTAGCTGCAAATGGCCAGATGGCAATAAGCCCACCCACGACAGCAGATAAACGATCATAATGATGACCACAACGGCAATCGCAACCGTGCGCAACCATAGCAACGATGGGGGCAAGGGTATCTGCGTCATTAGCCACGCGATCAGGCCCATGACCAGAATGAGAACCAGAATTTGGATGAGTGGCAACATATAATCTCTAATCGCTCGATGACACATCGTTTTGCAATGCGTCAATTGCGTTCTGGAGCGTCAAACTGTCGGGCAGATTCGGGTTGATATGAGAGTATCCATTCACTGCGGTTTTGATTGCCGCTAAACTTCCAGCCGCAGCTAAGTCAGTCTTATATTGCTCCCACTGTGTAATCATCGCATTCGTTTTGCCATTCGTCGCATTAAACAAACTGATTAGGCGCTTGAGTAACGCTTTAAACACTTTGCGCCACCTCGGATGGTTATTGATAGAAGTCAGAGCCTGTGTTGCGTCAAGAGCATCGCGCCAGGCGGCCTCTGCTGGGGCAAAGGCGTCAATCTCGCCCTGCGTCGCGTTGCGGATGGTGTTGCTGCCAGGTAGGGCAATCTTGGCAAACCCGAGTACGCGCATCGGACCAAGTACGCCGTCTACGACCTCGGTAACATCGGGCCCATCGGTTAGTGTTGGGTCTACTAAAACACCGAAGTAGGTAGGGTCGGACTCAGAGAACGATTGCCCCGCCACTGATATTTTGAGGACTTCGCCGCCATCGATGCGATAGAGTGCCGTGGGCATGCTAACTCCTTCCACAAACGCGGATACGGTCGCCGACTTGGCATTCGTTGGGGAACGGGCCGTCATGGTCTGTCGATCCCGCGAGATGAATGCGGTAAACCGATGACCCTGCATAGGTTTCGATGATTTTAGGAAGCCCCGCATTGGGGCCATCAAACTGCCCATCTGTATCTTTGCTCCCATCACAGCCTGTAAAATTAATAGTAAAATTGCCCAAATAGAGAGGTGTATACATATATTATCCTGCTATTGCTCAAAGACACCGATATCAGGAGCCGAGCCCAAATAGATATATGAGATGCCCTCGCCCTGTGTCCATGTGATGGCAGGGCTTACTGTAATAGTCCTTGTCGATATATCGATATTGGTAATCCTGGCCGTTTTTTTCCCGGTCTGCGTCATGATGAGGTCGCCCTTGTACCCCGGTATACCATACCCATCAGAAAAACACCGCGCATCGCTGACCACAAACGTTGATGTCGGGCTTGAGGCTGTCGCAGATGTAATGGTCGCCAAAAACACTCCTGCATTGAGCTGAGCAGAGGACGTCAGGTGAAAGTCGCTATCGTTGACAGAGGCAAACGTTACGGCTGAGGTGATATTATTTGACCAGTTATTGGGGAGGCTGGACTGCAAAGAAGAAACAGAAAGCACAGTACCGAGATTGGTTGGGTTTGGATCAGGGTCGCCGCCATACCTAACATCATCTATGATGTCATTCCCGCGCCAGACATTCTCGGAGCGTCCGTTGATTTCCTGACCTCCAAACCAGATATCGCTCTTCCCCAACGAATTGTATATATTGTTCAGAAAAATATTATTCAATACATCAAGATAAGCGGGGGAAGAACTGTTCCTATACATACCATTCTGGTCAGTATTATAAATAACATTATGTGCCCAGCACTGTTCCTTAGTGCCTTGGTCAAAAGAAATTTGGCCATTATTATTGAGTGAATTTCGGCGAATGATATTACCGAGTGCTAAAACATACTGAGTAGAAGATTGCGCACCAGATGCATTACCTGTTCCAGTCTGAATGCCTGACTGATCCCCAGCGGCTCTAGAGGCATTGGTCCCATAGAGCCAGCCATTTTGCGTGGCAATAATTCCTGAATCGAGAATTATATTATCTTCCAAGACATCAAATTGAGATGAATACAGAGCCACATTTGAATGCCACGTATTGCGAATTTTATTTCGTCTGTAAATATTATGATGAGTTGGGTTGCCTACGCTAGAAGCTGCGTTAAGAGCGACATGCCTGCAATTGCCAATATCATTATCCTCAACTAAATTGTGATCAGCGCCACCAAGTGGGCGAAAACAATCCTGGTACCCCTTGCAATTATTTGTGCAGGATTGTGTTGTGATGTCATT